AAGTGGTATCATCTGGCTGCAAAACAAGGTTCTGAACTAGCAAAAAAAGATGGTACAAATTTATATAATATGATTAGGAATTAATATAATGAAACTAAGTAATGAAACGGTGACGGTATTGAAGAATTTTTCTACAATTAACCAGAACCTTGTGATTAAGTCTGGCAATAGTATTTCTACTATGTCAGCAATGAAAAATATAGTTGCGAAAGCAGAAGTATCGGAGACTTTCCCCAGAGATTTTGCGATTTATGATTTGAATGAATTTTTAGCTGCTTTGTCTCTTTTTGATAAACCAGATTTGGATTTCAAAGAGGATTTTGTTGTGGTGACAGAAGATGGTTCATCCAGTAATACTCTTAAATATTGGTATTCTGACCCGTCTGTGGTTACAACGCCAAGTAAAGAAGTAACTATGCCATCCTGCGAAGTGTCTTTTAGTTTATCCAGCAATATTCTATCGGATATTCAGAAGGCTGCAGCAGTTATTGGTGTTCCTGATATGGTTCTCACCAACGGCAAAACTGGTGGCGCAGATTTGAAAGTAACGGATAAGAAGAATGATACTGCTAATGATTACTCAATTAGTTTTGATACTAATAGTGATGATAAGGATGTAAATTATAGCTTTTGGTTTAAAGTTGAAAATTTAAGACTTCTTCCCGCTACATATGATGTTGAGGTTTCCTCCAAAAAAATTAGTCATTTCAAGAATACAAATGTTGATATTGAATACTGGATTGCTTTGGAACCAGAATCTAAATATAATGGTTGATGTGAGGAATTTATATTATGTCAGAAACTTTCTTATGGTGCGAACAATATCGGCCAAAAGATGTAGAATCATGCATACTTCCTAAAAATCTAAAAGACACTTTCTCTGAATTTGTTCAGAGTGGCCAAGTGCCTAATCTGGTTTTATCTGGTGGTTCTGGTGTTGGTAAAACAACAATTGCCAAAGCTATGATTAAGGAACTTGGTGCTACCTATATGATGATCAATGGTTCAGAAGAGTCTGGCATTGATGTTCTACGAACCAAGATTAAAAACTTCGCCTCTACGGTGTCTCTGCATGGAGGCCGTAAGTATCTTATTCTGGATGAAGCAGATTATCTAAATCCACAATCAACGCAACCAGCTCTGCGCGGATTCATGGAAGAATTCCACAAGAATTGTGGATTTATCTTTACATGTAACTATAAGAATCGCTTGATTGAACCGCTACATTCTCGTTGTAGTGTGGTGGATTTCGTGATTCCTAATTCTGAAAAACCAAAACTTGCATCTCAATTCTTTGAAAGAATTGAAGATATTCTAAATAAACAGAATATTGAGTATGACAAGAGAGTAATCATAGAAGTTATAAACAAGCATTTTCCTGATTGGAGGAGAATACTTAATGAGCTTCAACGATATTCTGTTTCTGGTGTAATTGATGCTGGAATGCTTGTAGATATTGCAGAAATAAATATAAAAGAGTTGATGCATTCTATGAAAAATAAGGAGTTTACAAATGTCCGTAAATGGGTTGTTAACAATCTTGACAACGACGCTGTTCGTCTGCTTCGTAGGATTTATGATAATCTCTATGATTATGTTGAAGGAAGTAGTATCCCTCATGTTGTGGTTGTTTTGGGTGAGTATCAGTATAAAGCAGCATTTGTTGCCGACCAAGAAATCAACTTACTTGCATGTCTGACAGAAATTATGGCTAGGGCAAAATTCAAATGATATGTGAAATTTATGATGACTTACTAGAACCACATGTTGCAGAACTTATCGACAGTGAAATTCGCAAAGTGCATTGGAAGTATGATTATAATTCTAATAAGATGATAGCAATACAGCCCCACTGGCATGTTCTTTGCGGTTATAATACAGAAGATGTTATTAAGAATGGTTATGAATATCTACTTCCTATTTGGGAATCTGTGGTACACAAATTGAAATTTGAAGAATATTATAACATAACCGGATGGAAGCGTTTGTATATGAATGCTCATACCAATGGTGTAGAACCACATATGCATAGAGATGACGGCGATTTTACCATGATGTATTATCCCCGTTTAGATTGGAAACCAGAGTGGCTAGGTGGTACTGCGATTTGGGATGATGAGGGTAAAAATATTGATAGGTTTTGTAATTATGTTGGTAATAGACTATTGATTTTCCCTGCTAGTAATAATCATCAAGCAATGCCTGTGTCTAAATTCTGTTATGAGTTAAGACCTGTTGTTGTTTTTAAACTTTTTGTATCTGAAGCAAATGTTGACAGACTCGACTTCTATAAAGAAAATTGAATTCTTAAAGTCAGTTGGGTGTAATGTATGAATTGAAAGTTAAGAGCGGAACGTATAAATCAGACAGCTTAACTTCTTTATTATGGGTGGTATTCTGTCATAGATTTCATCATTGGAAAAAAGGTGAAGGGTTTACAGACTAATGTATGAATTGAAATCCTATCTAAATGCGATTAATTATACAAAGGAACCTCTTCTAGACACAGAAGATGATCAGTGGGAAAAGAAATATCCCTCATACATCATTAACAAGTGTATAGCGCCATTCCCTGACAGCCTTATGTTAGTTAATGAGATTAACCAATTACACCACCTTGATAAGAAACTTCAGTTTGATTTTTTAATAAATAGCTTAAGACCAAGGAAAAGATTTACTCCTTGGATGAAGGCGAAGAAATTAGAGAATCTAGAGTATGTTAAAGAGTTCTATGGATATAATAATGAAAAGGCTAAATCCGCTCTTGATATATTAAATGATGAACAAATTTCTGCCATAAAAACAAAATTAAATAAAGGTGGAAGAGATGGAAGAAGTTAAATGGTCAAAGGAGCAGATGCTTGAAATCAGTTTGAAAGAACCTGATGATTTTTTGAAAGTACGGGAAACTCTATCCCGTATAGGCGTTGCTTCTAGAAAAGAAAGAAAACTATATCAATCCTGTCATATACTACACAAGCAGGGGAGATATTTTATTGTGCATTTCAAAGAGCTCTTTGCGTTGGATGGAAAACAAACCAATCTATCAGAGAATGATATAGCACGAAGAAATACAATCGCAAAACTTTTGGCAGATTGGGATTTGGTGGATGTGTTGGGTGTTCCAGAGCCTGTTGCTCCATTGAGTCAAATAAAGGTTCTGTCATATCGTGAAAAGGCAGATTGGACGCTGGAAACCAAATATAATATTGGCAAAAAACGAGAGGCCTAAAGTTTTGGAAAATTTTAAATCATTCATCACAGAAGCGAAAGAACAAAAAGATAAAATTACTGTCTTAATTCTTACAGCATCAAAATCAAAAAAGCCAGAAGTTGTTACTGGCATGTTGATGTCTTCATGTGAAGAACTTGGATTACCTTGTTATAGAGTTGTCACTACTGAGGCTTGGGTTTCAGAGAATGATATTGAAAAAGCAACACTGTCCATCAAAAACTATGATGGTGAAGAAAAAGACATTACAGTTGAAACTGCTTCTACTGTGGTATTTGTTCGTGCAGGTGCATTATCAACCGAGATCGGCCTTGCCCTGTTGGGCACCTTACAGAACGCTGGTTGTATGATGATTAATGATCGTGATGGAATGCTGACATGCGATAACAAAATGTCATCCTACACTGCCTTTGAGCGTAACAATATCACTACACCTCGTACATCATTAGTGAACAATGAGAAAAGTATTGTTGATGCTCATAAACGTATCGGCGGCAAGTTTCCTGTCATTATCAAAACTTTAACTGGTACACAGGGTATCGGCGTATCTAAAGTGAATGATATGGAATCCATGATGAGTGTTATTCAGTCATTGTGGAAGTTTAATGCGCCGTTAATCATTCAAGAATTTTTAAAGATTAAATTTGACATTAGGACTATTGTTCTTAACGGTAGGGTTGTTGCATCAACCAAGAGAATTAAACCAGAAAAAGATTTTCGTTCTAATAGACATATGGGCGCAACCACTGAGCCTTACACCTTATCTGATAAGGAAAAGGAAGAGGTCATTGCTGCTGCAAGAGCAACGGGTGCTTATATGTGTGGCGTTGATCATGCTATTATGCCTCATGGTATGGGGGAAAAGATATACATTCTGGAAGTTAATGGTTCGCCCGGCCTTGGTTCAAAATTCCAAAATTATGATATTACGCAAGTACCCCAAGTTCCCATAAAAGATGAAAATATCATAAAGTATGTGATTGAATATCTACAGAGTCCTCTACATAGACGATTTGATTTCAATCAAGAGGCGGGATATCATGAAACCATTGAGATAGAAGGTTATGGTCCTATACGCGCTAAGTTTGATACTGGCAACGGTACGAAAGCATCTATGTTTATTGTTGACAAATTAGATGTATCAGGTAAAACTGTCAAGTGGGAAAGAAATGGAAAGAAATTTACCAGTAAGTTGCAGGGCATATCTAAGCCAGTTCATATTGATAAGATTGCTGAACGCCCCATAGTATATGTTAATATTAAATTCAATAATATGCTTTATATTGATATTCCTGTCGGACTCCAAACTGAAGATGCCGCAAGTACATTTCTTATTAATAGAGATTTGCTAACACGATTTAAAGTTTCGGTGAATCCAAATCGTAAATTTGTTTTGTCTGATTGGTCAGACAAAGGCGATTCAACAGACGATATAGATTAAAATAATCCTTGACAAATCTACAGAAACCTGATATACTCTTAGAATGAGCTTCTACACAAACGTCCTGCAATATGGAAATTCTATTCTTGTCCGTGAGGTCAGGAATGGCGAACGCACGACTCGTAGAGTTAAATATGAACCTACGCTGTTTGACCTAGTCAAGACCCGTGAGGAAACTGGCTACAAAACTCTTGACGGTAAGAGTGTTCTACCGCATCCATTCGATTCCATCAAGGAGGCCAAACAGTGGGTTTCTAGTCGTGAAAACCAAGATATAGTCTACGGTAACACGCAATATCCCTACTGCTGGATTGCTGATGAATATCCTAATCAGGTTGATTGGGACTTGGACCAGATGCTTATGGTCACCATCGATATTGAGGTTGAGTGCGAGAATGGTTTTCCCAAGCCAGAAGATGCAGCAGAACCTATGCTGTCCATCACTATCAAGAATCACCAGACCAAAAGCATCGTTGTTTGGGGCATTGGTGAGTTTGTTACTGACCGTGAAGATATAACTTACGTCCAGTGCGAGAGTGAAGTACATCTTCTAAAAGAGTTCCTTATTTTCTGGGAACGCCACACACCAGATATTGTTACTGGCTGGAATACAGAGTTCTTTGATATTCCCTATCTGGTCAATCGTATTCGCAACGTGTTCGATGAGGAAGAAGTCCAACGCCTATCGCCGTGGAAGAACGTGTTTTCCCGTGATGTGTATCAGATGGGCCGCGCTCATCAGGTCTACACACTGGATGGCATTGCTGCACTAGATTACTTTGATCTGTATCGCAAGTTCACATACACCAATCAGGAATCCTATCGTCTTGACCACATTGCATTTGTGGAACTGGGTGAGCGCAAAGTTGGTAATCCTTTTGAGACATTTCGTGAGTGGTATACCAAGGATTATCAGTCGTTTATTGAATACAACATTCAAGACGTTGAGATCGTTGATCGTCTTGAAGACAAGATGAAGTTGATTGAGCTTGCATTGACCATGGCGTATGATGCAAAGGTCAACTTTGTGGATGTGCTTGGCACAGTGCGTTATTGGGATATTCTGATTTATAACTATTTGCGTGAGAGGAACATTGTGATTCCTCAAAAGTCAGACAATAAGAAGGTAGAACAGTTTGAGGGGGCTTATGTAAAAGACCCACAGGTTGGTATGCATAAGTGGGTTATGTCTTTTGACTTGAACTCTTTGTATCCCCATCTTATCATGCAGTACAACATCTCACCAGAGACATTGGTAAGTGGCAACAGTGAGCCAATAAAAGGAATGGTCGATAAAATTCTGAATGGTAAGGTCAAGAATGACACTGAATATTGCATGACACCAAACGGTGCTTTCTTTCGTAAGGACAAACGAGGGTTCTTACCAGAACTAATGGAGGGCATTTACAATGACCGTGTCAAATATAAGAGGCTTATGCTGGACGCTCAACAGGAATACGAGAACACTGGCAACAAATCTCTACTCAAGGATATTGCCCGATACGACAATATCCAAATGGCGAAGAAGATTTCACTCAACAGTGCGTATGGTGCCATCGGCAATAATTGGTTTAGGTATTTCGACCTTATGGTTGCTACAGCAATTACAACTTCTGGCCAGTTATCTATACGGTGGATTGAGAAGAGTCTTAACATCTACCTTAATAAAATCTTGGAGACAAAAAATGAAGACTATGTTATTGCGTCTGATACCGATTCAGTATACATTACTTTTGACCGATTGGTTACTAAAGTGTTTGGAGAGGGAGCAGAGGTCGAAAGAGTTATCGATTTCTTGGATACGATTGCAAAAGAGAAGTTGGAACCATTTATTGATAAAAGCTTTACGGCTCTTTCTAAACTAACAAACGCATACGAACAGAAGATGAAGATGGGGCGTGAGGCCATCGCTGACAAGGGTGTGTGGACTGCTAAGAAGCGGTACATCCTAAACGTCTATGACATGGAAGGTGTTCGGTACTCTGAACCCAAGCTGAAGATCATGGGCATCGAAGCGGTCAAATCGTCTACTCCAGCTCCTTGCCGTGCGAAGTTGAAGGAAGCACTAAAGATCATCATGGACGGTGATGAGAGAATGCTAAATACCTTTATACAAGATTTTCGTGAGGAGTTCATGTCATTGCCACCAGAAGATATTGCCTATCCTCGTTCCTGTAATGGATTGAAGAAGTTTCGTGGAACAGATCGTTTGTTCAAGAAGGGCGCGCCTATTCATGTTAAGGGCGCTATCCTATATAACCATCTGGTGGAGAAGAATAAACTGGGCAACAAGTATCCCAACATACAAGAGGGAGACAAGCTGAAATTTATTCATATGAAGGAACCCAACATCTATCAGGCCAGTGCATTTTCCTTCATGACAAAAATGCCAAAAGAACTTGACCTACATAGGTTTATAGACTATGATAAACAATTTGAGAAGAGTTTTGTTGAACCGTTGAAGTTTATCACAGAAAAGATGAATTGGTTGATTGACAACAGTTATGGTACACAAGGTACTTTAGAGGATTTCTTTTAATGCGGGCATCGTATAATGATATTACCTCAGATTTCCAATCTGATGATGGGGGTTTGATTCCCTCTGCCCGCTCCAAGTTGAGTGAAATATGATACTGAATAGAGAAGATGCTCTGTATGCAGCCAATGTTTTCATTGATTATTTTCAGAACTTTGGAAGGATTGATGATTATCTTCGGCGTGTGAAGCTAGAGAGAATGTCTAACTATCCAACGTCCCTGCCTGGTATGGGGCCTCAGGATGATATGTTTGATGATTTCTCTATGCATCCAAACGATATGGATTTTGTTTGTCGAGAAGTTACCACAGAGATTTTTGTAAATTATTTGGAAATTGTAACTTCTCATGCTGTAGAAGTATCTGTGCCTGGCAAAGCTATCAAGTGGGTGGTCTATGAAAAGAATACTAATAAGATTGTTGGATT